TGTCTATATCCCACGCATCTTCTTCGGGGTCACCAGCTCTCCAATTTTTATTTTCGTTAATACGACGCTGATCGTCTGGATCCCACGCATCTTCACTTTTATGTACACGGGCTGTAACTCGTCTACGATGTGTCTTTAACGAAAATGGTACAATTATTTGGCGAGACAACATACCTATAGTATGGGGTTATACTTTAATTATGTGGGTGGATTTACGTGGAAAACTTCGGTACCGAGTACGTTCAATGGATTCCAACAGACGCGGTGTGTACTGCTTCATCTGATCTTACTGTGTGTTTATTAAGGGTAATAGGCATCGAGGTCTTCTATATGTAATAACCACTTTGAATAAATATGTAGGCGGCACCGGCGCCAGACGCACCCGTATCCTCGAACCGCGCCCCAACTATGGCAGTGTTCCCGTCCGAGGAGATGGAGACGGACCAACCGAACTCGTCGCCCCCCTCTAGATTCGACGCCTGGATCTTCTGTTGTTGGGTCCACGTTGTGCCTGAACGCGTGAAGATGTAGGCGGCACCGGCTCTATCCCCACCCGTATCCTCCAGGTACGCCCCAACTACGGCGATGTTCCCACCCCCAGAGATGGAGACGGAATAACCGAACTGGTCGTTAGCCTCTTTATCCGACGCCTGGATCTTGGCTTGTTGGGTCCACGTTGTGCCTGAACGCGTGAAGATGTAGGCGGCACCGGCGCTAGTCGCACCCGTATCCTCTCCATACGCCCCAACTATGGCGGTATTCCCGTCCGAGGAGATGAAGACGGAATAACCGAACCGGTCCACCTGCTCTTTATCCGACGCCTGGATCTTCTGTTGTTGGGTCCACGTTGTGCCTGAGCGCGTGAAGATGTAGGCGGCACCGGCTAGAACCCCACCCGTACCCTCTCCAGGCGACCCAACTAGGGCGGTATTCCCGTCCGAGGAGATGGAGACGGACCAACCGAAATTGTCGTAAGCCTGTTTATCCGACGCCTGGATCTTGGCTTGTTGGGTCCAAGTCCCACCTGAACGCGTGAAGATGTAGGCGGCGCCGGTGTCACCCGTACCCTCTCCAGTCGCCCCAACTATGGCAGTGTTCCCGTCCCCGGAGATGGAGACGGACCAACCGAACCAGTCGTTAGTCTCTTTATCCGACGCCTGGATCTTGGCTTGTTGGGTCCAAGTCCCACCTGAACGCGTGAAGATGTAGGCGGCACCGGCGTCAGTCGCACCCGTATCCTCCAGGTACGCCCCAACTATGGCGGTATTCCCGTCCGAGGAGATGGAGACGGAATAACCGAACTCGTCCCGCTGCTCTTTATCCGACGCCTGGATCTTCTGTTGTTGGGTCCACGTTGTGCCTGAACGCGTGAAGATGTAGGCGGCACCGGCTCTATCCCCACCCGTATCCTCTCGGGGCACCCCAATTAGGGCGGTATTCCCGTCCCCGGAGATGGAGACGGACCAGCCGAACTCGTCGCTAGCCTCTTTATCCGACGCCTGGATCTTGGCTTGTTCTTTCAAGCCCGTGGTTATTACCTGATTCCTAAAGTCACCCAAACTTATCGCTCCCGTTGTGGGTGAATTTCCACTTAAAAAACGAATACCACGCATCTCAGACATAGCGTGTGGTGCTACGTCATCGACGGTGTCACCGATAAAATTTAAACTCGGTGTCGCACCGACAGACATCTAATATCTATTGATATTTTTTAAGCTCGCATGTTGGAAGATTTCACAATTTCAACTATCCACCTTCTGGGGTGTTACGCTTCTCGATACAGTCAAAGCCCTTTAAATGTTAGTAACTTTCTCGGTTTTGTGTTCGATCGAAGTGCTGTAACCTGACAATCTTAAAGTTCATTCAGATATACTTTTCTTCCATCTTCTTCTTGTATTTATCATACTCATCAGCCTTCTTAAACGCTTTTTCTTCAGTCTTGAAACCTTTAGTGATAAGCGCCTTGTCTTTCATTCGCATAGTAGCGGTTGGGTTTTCAATATTATCTATTTCGCGACCATAATCAACAGATTCAGCTTGAGCTTTGACCATATCATCACCTGTTTTGATCCATTCTTTTTGGAGTCTTTCATATTTCGTTGTTTCGCGCTTGTTCATCTTGGAAGTGATTTTCTTTGGAAGGAGTTTGGGTCCTTTCATATCTACTATATTGTTACATTTTTTCTATCTCTTGACGACACATCTTGTAGAATTTTTCAGAACGCAAAGCTTCATCCACACCATGAAGACATTTGAATTTTGGAGAACATGGGATGAGTGAATGCTTGTCCCAAACCTTTTCCCAAAATACATTTGAAAACCTGTCGATCATAAATTTGTACAACTTGATATCTCTCATAGCCACCCATTCTTTGGTTGCCCATGGTTTTTTAGGCATTCGCCGATATGCGTGTTTAACATTCCGCATACCCAAACAATAATTATTTCCGCGATCGTACCAATCTTTCAAACATCTTTTCAGGTCTTCTTTCGTGATAGAATATCCTACGAGTGTAGATAGAGCATCGTTAGCACGAGATCTACACTCGTCAAATGTGAGATTGTTCATTTTTTTGAAGTGATTATTAAAACTCTATTCCTTATTTGACTTAGGCTTCATGAAAACCAAAAGCTTGCATGAAGAATTTCTTATCGGCGTGACTATCAAAATAGACGCGGAAACCCTTACCAAAGTAAGGCTTTGGGTCATCTAGTTCTTCGGAGTCGGAGTCGGGTTCTGTTTCCGACTCGTAATCCGTACCATCATCGGAATCGGACACTTCGGATTCCGAATCTACCTCACTATCAGATTCTGATTCAGATTCACTCACGGGGTTGAAGTCATCTTCATAATCACTATCATCACCAGATGAATAGTAGTACTCGGTTTTAACAACCACTCTTGGTCGTGGCACCATTGTGTTTATTTCTCCCACGACACAACTCCTTATTTAAGTTTTTAGGGAAAAGATCTTTAGCAACTTTCTTTATAAAAGAACCGAGACCCTCACTCACAATGGAAAATGTGAGATGTTGTCTCATTTGAATATAAAAACACTTGACGACTCTCCATTTCATCTTAACATTACAACTCAGAAAAATTCTAGGCGATCTGCTAATGTTGGGAATGTCTTTCTTTTCCAATCTCTCTCAAGATGATCAAATATTTTTCGGCGACATTCTGAATAACGAAGTCTTTGTGGAAGTGGATACATTTCACAACACTGTCGATCTGGCATCGTAGACCAGTTATCAAAATGTTCATCGTACCAAGTTTGCTTGTCAATATTTTCAAATTCAAACTTTAGAGATTGTACCAATTTATCGTACATATTCTCAAATGTGTCATATTCATCAAGAAGGTTATTCACAACTTTCGTATCTTCGTATGTGTCAATGGAGCGAATCTCATCGTTAATACGAGATGTGAGAGAAAGAAGTCTTGAAATGTGTTCGTCGTACTGGGTATCTCCATATTTGACGAAATTGTCACGCCTTTTCCTTTTGAATTGTGAAAGTACTTCTTCACACTTCAAACGGAAGTTTTCAAGATGTTGACGATCCATTATTTTCATATAGTTATTAAAACTTTAATTGTAACTTAGGCTGTAATTTCTTGGTAAATGTAGAATTATTCTTTCTCCAACTTCATTTGTAGCGATGATTTCGCGGTATTCTTTGAATTCTTCCGTCACTGGTTCAGGAGTAGATCTCCGAATAGGTGCTGGGGCAAGGAGTTCCCAGAAACTCTTGAGTATTTTATACGACATTTTTGAGGTGTCGGTGGAGGTTTTAACTCTATATCTTCGTAAAGAAGTTTTTTCCAGATGATTCGTTGAACGTCTGAACACAGTGGTTCAGTTGCTTGACAAAATGCGATTCTAAAATCGTCTGTCACGAGTGGGATAAAGTCCATCTATTCATTTAAGATTACCTTACCCGCGATCTTACTTAGGCGTTCTTGTTCCATTTCAATTCGGTGTTTTTCCAAATCAATATCCAGATAGATGCGTCTTGGGGCATCCCATACAGCAGCCTTTACCCATACACATAAATTTTCAATATAGAATGGTGTCATTGACATGATAGTTCTGTAAATTGCCTTGGCGTACATTTGTATTAAAGTGTCATATTTTTTTATATCAGTATACTTCAGAATGTCACTTGACGACATACCCAAAAAGGTACAATATGTCATAATTGACTCAAACTTTGTGAATGGTACAAACAATACATTTTCACTTGATCTTCAACTTGAATCTAATACACATGTTGAGGACATGAGCCGCGTGCTTGGCATCAAAATGGTAGACTTCTATATCACACAGGTTGGGGAGAATACCTCAAATTTGAATACAGATATTGCTAAGTTTGTGGATATTGTGTGTCCCGAAGTACCAAAACTCGCACAAATTTTAGACGAACGCCATGGGCAGATACTCGCGAGAGTCCCACTAGAAAGACATTTTTCTGGGAGTAGCGGATTGGTTCTGAGAGACAAACAATGGAGAAGTTTTAATCGTCAAACAAACTACTTTAACCCAATTTCAATCAAGAAATTGAACTTCAAGATATACGAACAGCAAGATGATAACGACTATAAATTACTTCAACCAGACGCAAAGTGGTACATGATTCTCGAAATTACAACTGTAAATGTTAAAGAGAAACCTAAAGACCGTGATCTGCAAATACTACTAGCGCTACAAAAGCTACTCGATAAAATAGATGTACTTAACGAGAACGTGCGGAAATTACCAGATGAGCCACCAGAACCACCTAAAAAGAAGTACTCTTTTGGTCTTTTAGTATTAATTCTAACTACAATATTTGGGACCTTTGTCTGGTGGGTGAATCGTGGAATCTCTTCGGGTCCGGTAACCATGTAACCTTTTTAGTAAACAAAATCTTTTCATGATAGGTCTTTTGGGGTGTATTTTTCTTTTTAATATTGGGATTTATAAGTCTGATTGGTCTCGAAAAATCAATATGTTTCATTTACTGATATAAAAAATATAAAAACTATATCAGTAAGTGATGATTGAAGGTATTCTGAATAGATTTGAAAATGTCAGAAATCTTCCAACGAGTGAGGAAATTGGTACTTCTGATGAAAGAGTCTTGACTGAGGTTGAATTTGAGCTTACAAAGATATTAATGGAAAAATATCCCGAGTTCTCTGAAAACTACATATCAACACTTAAGCGGAGGTGGAAGGACCGGTGGTGCTAGTTTTTTTGGTCGTCTTTTTAGTGGTAGTTGCCTTCTTTGGGGCTTCCACCACCGCACCGGTCGCGGTACACTTACACTGGCAAACTCCCGCTGGACCCATTGGACCGACTGGACCGGCTGGACCGGCTGGACCGGTTGGACCGGCTGGACCGGCTGGACCTTCGCTGGCTTCACTACCAACTCCTGAGTCAACAATCTTCAAAAGAAGATCGAGAATACGACCCTTGTCAAGACGAGAGCGTTTCATTTCATCTTCAATCTCTCTGCGTAGTTGCAATGGATTCATTTTAATATATATAAAAGCAACATTATCTTTATACCAAATGATCATCATAGGTCCGCATCTCCTGACTGGTATTGGTCAACATGCAAGCAAGTATGTTGAGTTGTTTCCTGGTACTAAATATTATCAAATAACAGACGATCTCCCTGAATCTGAAAATGCTTTGGTATTTCTATTACCGATCGGGTATCATCTTGAAAGGCTTCCATACATTCGAAATAAAGTCAAAAATCTAGCGTGTATGACCGTGTGTGAGACTGAAACTGTTCACGAAGATTATGGTCTTTTAATGAAAGAATTCAAAAAGGTTGCCGTTCCAAGCGAGTTCTGTAAGAGGGTACTCTCGAAACAGTTTCCGACCAATGAATTTTATATTATTCATGCGCATATACCGGAACCACCACCGAAACCGTATGTATTTTATCACATAGGAAATATACTCGATCCACGAAAGAATTTTAAATTCATATTAGAATCATTCATTCGACTAAATAATCCAAATACAAGATTACTTGTAAAAGCTACATGTAAACAGGATATACAGTTGAATATACCAAATGTTGAATTGATAAATGGTCTTATTTCAGATGAAGAAATGAATAAAATACACGATCGGGCGGACTGTTACGTGAGTTTTTCTTCGTCGGAAGGAGTTGGAATGGGTGCAGTTGAGGCAGCGATGCGAAACAAACCCGTGATTATAACAAACTATGGCGGCGCGCCAGAATATATTAAAACACCGTATACTATTGAATGTGGTGTTCAGGAGTTACCCGATGATGATTTCTTATTCAAAAAAGGGATGATATGGGGTAAACCAAATCCTGGTCAACTTTTGGAATTCATGAAAGATGTGAGTGACAAAAATGTACGCCACATGGATCACGAACATACCAAAAAACTAGTTTCAGCAACCAGTGTATCACATGAATTCTTCGTGAATATAATTGGTGCCAAGAACAACGATACCGAGAATGATGGTGTGACTCATTAAAGATCCCCTTTCGGCGATCAAGGCCATGACAATATCATCCAAAATTTTAACACCGGTCGGTTTTTTGATTATGCGGGGGATGAGTGTGGCAATAGTCAAATACAAAGCCATCGCTATGATTACAGGTCTAAGATTCTCCTGATCTAAAAGCATTGTTTATAATACTATTGGATTTTAATTCCGTCAAGCTTGCTTAGTAGATCATTTACGTTTACTTTACTTCCGATACTCGTGGAAGACACCCGATGTTTTTTACAATAATCACCGCACACAGCCTTGAATCGACACGGCTTGCCAGCCATTGTGATCGCACAACATATTTTGTGATTTGTTCGCTGTTCGGGAGTGTTTGCCTTTGGTGGTGCATCAAGAACCACGATGGCTTTTTTCTTTTTTGTATTATCGTGTTTGATATAGGACATCTTACACTTCCAAGTCGCATCCGCTAAACGATAGCATTTGTCATTTGGCTCTCTGAGACGATACATTTTTGTCGCATCAGAGAGGCAGGCATTCCACATAGTATCACGAATTACTTGCATTTTTAGAGATGAATAATGTGAAGTTTGAAGACGACTTAGGTTTCACATGATTGTAGATCCAGCTAACATAAGAAATACAATAAACAATATGAAGTTTAATATACGCTTTTCAGTACAAACAAGTTGTACATCATCTCTCTCTTCCATTGGTATTTCTATGACATAATCTTCATTTACCCCTAAAACAATGTGGTCATTGGGTTGTCTAACGACCACATAGTTATTCATATGGAACTATCTCATTTTTATTTTAAGCAGCCTCACCACCAATTTGAGCCAAATAGATGTCAACTTCTCCAACAAAATCTGGGCATTTCTCGGAAGTTTTTCGCGTCACCATATCTTGAACATTTGTGATGTGTTCCTTAAACTTTTTGACATCTATTCCCGTTGCATTGTGGATCTGGGATTCGGAAGCGATGTCCTTGAGTGCGTAAAAGTATGCCGCCGCATAGTTCGCGTGAAGGATGGCTATCACAGGTGAAGCGTCCTGTTGCGCAGCGACTGCGTAACGTGCCGACTGTCTGACGAGTTTCTCAATAGCCATGTTCATACCGCGAGTCTTATTTTGCATCATGAGGTAAAGTACAAATATCACAGCTATCAAATAAAGATAAGCCATCTTCTATCTATAAGGATGAAAATAAAATGGAAGTATTTATGTTATAGATGCTTGGCACCACTTGATCCATACTACAAACAGGGTGCTGGATGGGAACACAATCTTTTTGATAAGTATCTTTGTGAGACTAATTTACCATTTGAACTCAATAATGCCTACCTTGTTGGTAATGTACACATGTGTAAATGTTGTTACATGGATGGACCCATAAAATTTAACCCGCGGATAGATGCTCTGAGACAAATAGGGGCAATTAAGTTTGATAGACCAAAGACGCTTGCAATTACACGAGACGAAATGAAGAAATGGGTGAACGATTTTTACAAAATTCTTGAAGAGAATAAACCCTTTTAAAGGGGGTGATACACTTGATTTCAAGAGATGATGGCAAATAACAACGAAATTTTGCCGTGGTGTGGAATATACAAGGTGGTAAATTTAGATAACGGAAAACGTTACATTGGTCAGACTACAAGAACATTTCACATAAGATGGAAAGAAGAAATCAGAGACGCTCTTTACATTAGAAAAAAATGGGTGCCGAATGGATATCGTTTGAGTAAATTTGCACATGAACTCTGTAAAGTGGCAGATGACCCTAATTCGAGATACATTAAAATTTCGGATACCGAAGCTCAATTTGGGTATCTTCATTTCAAAAAAATTCAAGAATGGTATAATGTACTCACCAAAAACGAATTACTTAGCAACGAGAGTAATACTATAAAATTTCATGACAGTTATAATAATGGATATAATGGAACTAAATAGATAATTATTAAAAATCAAAGACCCCTACCTTTGTTTTTTAACAAAAATAGCTTAAGTGAGAGCCTCGTGTATTAATAAATCAAGAAAAATGGGCGAAAGCATTCAAAAACTCACCCACATTGAACATGTTCTTAAGAGACCAGATTCATACGTTGGTCCGGTGGACATCAGTTCTGAATCGTACTGGATTCTTAACAAGGCTCGTAACAAATTCGAAAAGAAAAGTATCAATTATTCACCAGCTCTGCTCAAAATATTTGACGAAATTCTTGTCAATGCAATCGACCGAAACTCTGTACATCCGAAGAGTGTTACGAGCATCTCGGCGAGGATAGACAAGGAGACCGGTGCGGTCACCATTGAAAATAATGGTCCCCTCGGTGGTATTGGTGTTCGTATGCATGAAAAGGAGGGACTTTGGAATCCCGAACTTACATTTGGACATCTACTCACAAGTACAAATTATGACGACACGAAGAAGCGCGTTGTCGGTGGTCGTAATGGCTACGGTGCTAAATTGACCAACATCTACTCATCGGAATTCTCAATCATCATCAAAGATCACGAAACAAAGCAGACATACTCACAAAAGTGGGAAAACAATATGACCGTGTGCCATCAACCAAAAATTACAAAACACAGTGGCTCAACTTCTTCGGTTTCAATCACTTTTATCCCAGATTGGAAAAGATTTGGGATGAAAAAGATGGATGCCTCAATTTACAAGATCTTTGAAAAGCGTGTTTGGGATGCAAATATCTGCACAACTCCAAGTTGTAAAATCAAACTCCAAGGAGACGTTCTTCCCAAAACATCATTTGAAGCATACGCCAAGATGCATGAGGGTATCAATGAATTGTGTACATTTACAAGTGATAGATGGACCGTGTGTATTGGACCTTCCGAAAATGGCCTCGAACAAGTGTCATTTGTGAATGGTATCTGTACAACCAAAGGTGGTACGCACGTAGATCACGTGACATCTCATATTGCCGCAGGTATCATCGATGAGATGGCAAAGAAGATTAAATTGAGGCCACAACAGGTCAAAAATACTTTTAATATTTTTGTCAAGGCAACCCTTGAGAACCCAACCTTCTCCAGTCAGGTCAAATCTGAGTGTACCTCAAAGGCCCAAGACTTTGGCAGTAAGTTTGAAGCTTCCAAGAGTTTCATTAAAAATGCACTCAAGACTGGCATCCAAGAAGAACTCTTGGCTCTCTCAAAGTTCAAGGAGATGAAGGAACTCTCAAAGTCCGACGGCTCGCGTAAATCCAAAATCACAGGTATTCCCAAGTTGGATGATGCCAACAAAGCTGGTACGGCGCATTCTGGCAAGTGTACACTCATCGTGACAGAGGGTGATTCTGCGAAAACGCTCGCGGTTGCGGGTCTCTCTGTGGTTGGTCGCGATCACTACGGTGTCTTCCCTCTTCGTGGGAAGTGTAAGAATGTCCGGGATGCATCCATCGCACAACTTACATCAAACCAAGAGTTCAACGATCTCAAGAAGATTTTGGGACTTCAACAAGGTAAGGAGTATACCAGTGTTTCCGAGCTTCGCTATGGTCGTCTCATGATCATGACGGATGCCGATAATGACGGTTCCCACATCAAAGGTCTCATTCTCAATATGATTCACTATTTCTGGCCAAGTCTTCTCAAGTTGGGTTTTGTTGTGTCTATGGTAACACCAATCATCAAAGCCTCAAAGGGTGGTCAATCCAAATCTTTCTATACGGACTCCGCGTTTCGTACTTGGTATGGGAATGGGCAACCTGGGTGGAAAATTAAGTACTACAAGGGTCTTGGTACGAGTACGAGTGCTGAGGCTCGAGATTACTTCAAGAAGATTCAAGATCTCACCGTGAAGTTTGATATGGACATAATGACGGATAAGTCAATCGTTCTCGCTTTTGATAAAAAGAAGGCGGATGACCGAAAGTCTTGGCTTCTTGAAAGTACGGCGAAAGATCCAAAAGAATTGGAAGTTCCATACGGTCACGTAAAAAACTTGAGCATTTCGAACTTTGTACACAAGGACCTCGTCAATTTCAGTTTGGCGGACTTGAAGCGTTCTATCGCACATATGGCGGATGGTCTCAAACCTTCACAACGTAAGGTCATGTATGCGTGCTTTCAAAAGAATCTCAAAGATGAAATGAAGGTCGCTCAACTGGCTGCGTATGTTGCGGAAAAGAGTGCATATCACCACGGTGAAGTATCTCTCGCAGATACAATTGTAAAGTTGGCCAACGACTACATGGGTTCAAATAACGTCAATCTTCTTGAACCATGTGGTCAATTTGGTACTCGTCTCATGGGTGGTAAGGATGCGTCTCAGACGAGGTATATCTTTACAAAGCTCACAAAAGATGCACGAAAAATCTTTGATCCGAGAGATGACCCAATTCTCAACTATTTGGATGATGATGGTCGCCCTATTGAGCCAGACTTCTACATGCCAACTTTACCAATGGTTCTTATAAATGGTACAGAAGGTATTGGTACGGGTTTCAGTTGTTATGTGCCTCCATTCAATCCAAAGGATATCAAGGACAATATCCAAAGAATTCTCGATGGAAAGTCTATGGTACCTATGAGACCTTGGTTTAAGGGGTTCAAGGGAAAGGTACACATGGAGGGGGATACGTGGATGATGGAGGGTGTGTGGAAGTGGTCTGGGATGAATATTACAATTACCGAATTACCCCCAGGTCGTTGGACACAAGATTACAAAGAATACCTCGACGGTCTTGTTGAAAAGAAGTTAATTGGTGGTTTCGTAAATAACTCAACGACTGAAGATGTTCATTTTGAAATCATGGATTATTCGGGAAAAGATCTCGTCAAAGATCTCAAATTACGAAAAACTTTTCATGTATCGAACATGCATCTTTTCCACCCAGTAAAGGGTATTTACAAATACTCAAGTCCAGAAGAAATCCTGAAAGACTTTGTGGAACTTCGCATTGACCACTACATCAAGAGAAAGGCTCATCTCATCAAAGTTCTTGAAACGAGAGCTACCATGTGTGGATACAAATCAAAGTTTGTCACAATGGTCATTGAGGGTGACATCGTGGTTTTCAAGCGTAAAAAACAAGACCTTGAACGACAACTTGCAGGTATTTTCCCACAAATTGCCGGAAGTCACGACTACCTACTTAATATCAAGACTGTCCAGTATACAGAGGAAAGTGTAAAGGCTCTCATCCAAGAAGCGAAGCAAACTCGCGAGGAACTTGAGATAATGAAAAAGACATCCCACATCGATATGTGGAAAATGGATATTAAAAATATGTAAGCAATAGTAGGTATGGGTGAAGCTGCGAAGATTTCACTTAAAGCTATTGGAAAGCAAGACACGTATTTGCTTTCTAAAGAACCAGACGAGTCCTTCTTTAATTATGTAGAAGACAAGAGACACTCCGAATTTAGAAAATATCATAGAAGTAAACATGTAATCAATCCTGGACAAGTTGCCAATTGGCCATTTAATCAAACGATTAAAGTGCAGTTCGAACCCAAGAATATGGGTGATCTTTTAAGTAACATGTGGTTGAGTATAAAGATGCCAGCACTCAACAGTCCGTCGAATGAAAACTACGCAGATCAACTTGGTAGACACATTCTAAAGAGTATCACAATGCATGTTGATGATATAGAAGTCGAGAAAGTCTACGACGATTGGGGTATACTTTACGATGAGCTTTATTTGGAAACCAGCGAAAAGGTTGCAAATAGATTTCTTGTAAATAGAAATTTAGGATTCGATGCGTCGGAATCAAATCCAAATTATGCAAAATTTGAGTCAGATTTGGTGATACCAATTCATTTCTTTTTTTCTAGAAAATATGCGAGTGATGAATATTCTACAAATAAACCAAATAGACCATATTTTCCATTGTGTTCAATATTCAATCAAAAAATAATTTTTGAACTTGAATTTCATAAACAAACATTCTTCACAGATACCACCAAAACACTCGAACTTCCCTCGTTTGATATCATCACAGAGGAAATCACAATCGGTGGTGAAGAACGTATCTTTATGATGAAGGAGCAGCAGATGCTACTGACAGACTTGGTGAGAAAACACCCAACAATTATTACTGATGAGGGTAAAGATGTTATACGAAATAATCTTACACCAAATATTCCAGTAAAATGTATTCATTGGTTTTTTCGAAATGTTAAATTTGAGAATGAAAACATCGCGACAGGAGATCCAGTACCTTCTGAAGATGGTGAATATCTAATGCACAATCGTTTCAACTTTTCATCAAATGTAAATTTCGATGAAACGTATTCATTCTTTGCCCCCATCATGAAATCGGCAAGTTTCTATATAAATGGTAATAAAATGCCAAATATTTCAGACACTACACACACATATTATAAGTATCTAATGCCAGTACAAAAAAGATTGTCAAGACCAACGAGAAACATTTATACATATAGCTTCTCGATGAATCCGGTAAATGTGGAACCATCGGGGAGCTTAGATTTTAGTCAGATACAATCTGACAAAACGGCGATTGAAGTCAAGTTGGATACGAGCCTAGTAAATGTAGACCTAGATAAATTCACGCTACATATGTATTACACGGGCTATCAAACATTTAAGTTTGAAAATGGTTTCATGTCGATTGCTTACTAAATAACGCGTCCTTATTTTCAGCAATATAATCAATGATTCGGTTCTTAATGCACCATTTGATGAAATTCAATTGAGCTAATGTCGTTTGAATTTCATGAGATGTCCCCGGGATTGTATAACCAAACTTTTGTGACCTACAAAACGGGTCAAATAGTTTTTTGCTATACCCATCTAGAGAAGACTTATACGCACAATGGACAGTAAATAATTTACCATCACCAGTTGTGTATGAAGTGTGGTTTTTCTTTGAATAATTTGTAATAAACCATTCCAAATTTCTAAGAGAAATCCCACTCGTTTTATCTAAAATTGTTAGTAGTGTAGTTTTATTCTTTTCTTCGGTGTAAAAATTGTTAATGGATGTTAGTAGAATATCACTCTTGTTCATTACTATATAATAGTATTCAATTCTATAAGCCCGTTATTACACCCCGGGCAATTCCGCACAAACATTTGTTCTGGACCGTGATTGTGTAAACTAGAACTCGATAAACTTCGCTGACATATACGTTCACCCTGCGCCTTGTGGTGACGACAATATCCATTATAAACACCCCTGAATGTACACCTATCACCAGATGATTTTGTACCTCTACAAATGGTGGATGTACAACTCTTGGGTATATCTTTTAGAAGAAGTTCTAGTGGTATCGCATGTTTTTTTGAAATCACTTCGGCGTAATCGTTGAGTGCTAGTGTCCTCTGCTCATCGACTTCTTCGTCAAACAGTTTTACAAGTTTTTCATAACGGCTCATTCTTACTTGTACTTTGCTCATAATTTTTAAATAAGTCTTCGACTGATTGTTGCTTTTTCATCCTTGACTCCTTAAGGCGACCGCGTAAAATTACGAGTGTCCCACTTTCATCCAAACCAAGACGTTTACATTCAGCGACGAGTTCATCTTTCTTCATACCACTGAGGGATGGTTCCTTCTTCGGCTTGGGGGGTTTGTGTTGATTGATGATTTCACCAAAGATTTCTTCCTTCACATTTTCATAGAGTGGATCTAGAAGATCGCAGACGGGGTTGAGGAACTTGTTAAGGAAATAATAGTGATAATCTACAGGAATACCATGCTCCTCTACATATTTTGGATCCTCGGCCTTTTCATACGCTTTAGCTTTGGGGTCTGTAGTCTTTGTGAGAATGTATGGTACCCGATCACCAGATTGTGGCTCAGACCCTGGCTTTCGTTCTCGCATTTTGGTCACAACTTGTACATGCGATTGGTTGATATTTATACTTTCAGGACTTGTTACTGATACATTTTTACCACCGACCTTGTATGTATCTGAGAGACCTTGACTAAGAATGAGCTTTTCATTGGGTATATCCCCCGAGAGAAGCTCAATAGCTCGCTCTTTTGCCAACTCTTTGGGTGGACCAGGGTCACTCGACGTGAGAACTACATCAAGAAGTTCTTTACACACTTCCCTCATATGAGGCGTGTTATCTCTACGAACAATTTGAAGTCCCTTGACATCAATGTAGTCCATGTGCATCTTATCATCCTTACCCTTCGTCCAAAGTTTAGCAGCGTAGCGCTTCTTACTGTAGAGGAAATACGGCCAATAAACTTTTTCAAGTTCCAAGTTATTAGGCTTCTTGAAAAGAGCGCTACACTCTTCAGCAGCTCTCTCACCTACTTCCCAACTGTACGCGATAGCATCCTCACCCTTGCGATCACCCACATCAAATTCAACCATGACTGAATCCGTGTCCCCATATCTGACCTTTGCCCCGGGAAAGTTTGCTTCTACATAGTTCTTTGTTTCCTCAATCATAGATCGACCTTTACATGTCGTCGTAGAAGCGATTGGAACACAAGGTAGGATACCTTTACCAGCTCCAGTAAAACCGTAGACCGAGTTCATTGAAATCTTATAGGCCAATTGCTTTCCATTGTAGACTTCCTTCATGAAGCCAGTCGCCGCTGCCATGTCCCGTTTAGCCTGTTTACGGAACTGTTTTAGTTCCATAAGAATATTAGGAAGAAGACTCGGTACATCTTGTGCAAACTTGTAAGTTCGGTCACCGATATTGAAAACTTCATAATTGATACCAGGTATATTTCCATACTTCTTTTCATCCATCACGTAACTTGAGTAACATAGATTGTGTGCCATCATGATAGATGGGTACAGCGCTTCAAAATCTAGAGCTGTAATCGGGGTGTAATAGGCACCCTTTTGGGCGTCCAATACCGTAGCACCTTCGTATGGCTCTTCGGGGATTGCCCCATACCGGATAGTTGGCACCATGAATCCCAACTCCCGAGCTTTCTTTGTGAGTTGCGAGAAAACTTTTATTTGCTGACCACGTTCTACGAGAAATGGAACTGGAACCCATGTAGCTTTAGCCATCTCAACTAGATTCAAAAGGGTACAGAGCTTCTTCATGAGTTTATGTGGAAGGAGTGTGTCCTTGATACAATACTCAGCAACTTCCCTCAATTTAACCGGATCCTCTTCTCTATAACGAGCGAACATCTCCTTGGGGGGCATATCAATCTTTTGGTCGCCAAGGTAAAGTTTGGATACATTATCTAATTTATAACTGTCAAGTTTGTATCCCTTCTTGATTTCATGGAACATATCAAATGTAAAACGACCAGTCATTGGAAGGAGTTTTAAGAGATTATCTCCAAGCGCACTCGATGACAGCTTTTTAATAACAAGTTCAGACTCGGTATCCTTGAGTTTACCCAAATTGAAGAATTCATAATGACAACGATTCAAACGCGCTCGTTTGTAAATGTACTCCATATCAAACCCAAAAATATTCCAACCTGTGATGATATCGACATCCTTCTTTTGAATGTATTTTTGAAAAGCTTCAAGCATTTGCCTCTCTGTATCATAACTTCGAATGTCGCAACCATCTAAATTCGAATCAGTTTGTTTGTAACACAAACATGTCTTGTCATATGGTTCGTCTGAGCCAAACTTACACAGGGAAATTGCAATCTGAAAACACGCGTCACCAACAATATCGGCGTCTGGAAATTTACCTGTAGAACTATTACATTCAATGTCTACAGAAGCCACAACAAATGGTGCAATGTCGTCCCGAGCGACAGGTTTCAGTGTATTCCAATCGTTACAGAATAGATCGATATCAACATTTGCAAGATGTGAACGAATACATTTATCACCACTATCAAGCCATCCAGTTGACTGGATACCAGTGCGATGCATGAGACGAAGAACTGGATCTACATTTGATTCATAAACTTTAACGTTTCTTGTCCCAAATATACTGAAAAGATCGGGGGTTTTGTCGAGTGTCTTCCTCAGGAAAGAATCAACTAATCTTCTAGCTTGGAGGTTTTTAAAATTAAGTTTCATAAATGGAAACTCTTCATTGTTCTGGAAACCCCAGACGTCTTTTGATTTCATGACCGAATAAGAAACTAGAGAATCGCTACATTTTTCATCCAGGATTTGATATATTCGTCTTATTTTTTGGTTGTCGATATTCCCGGGAAGTTTTACAAAAAAATATGGTGTGAACGCGGTTGTAACACAGACCGATTTACCACCTTCATCCTTACCAAAAATACTGATTAAATGCTCGTCGTCAGTATCTCGGGCCTCCCATGTTAAAGCTTGGAAGGTTACCATTATGTAATAATCGAACGAAAATTTTAATATACTATATTAGTAAAAATGTCAGCTGCTTTGATTGACCTTGTATCTAAAGGAGCCCAGGATGTGTACATCACTGGTCAGCCAGAGGTGAGCTTCTTCAGACAAAACTATAAACGCCATACAAACTTTGCGATGAAAGCCGAACGCATGGACTATATCGGCACCTTTGCCGACTCAAATGAAGTCATCATTCCCATTCGCTCCAAGGGTGATCTCTTGAGTTACGTGTGGGTCGAAAGTACCGATATTGCCAACGTCGGTACAAACGCCACTGGATTTTTTTCATCGTCGTCCATGACGCCAACCGCTTTCCAATTGTGGATTGGGGGTCAAAAAGTTTGCGAACTTGATTCTCTTTTCGTCCAGGGTGTTCACAACCCTCTTTTAAGAGACAACAGCGCTAAGGCGTCTTGTGCCATAACCACAAACGTCAAAAAGCAAAATCATTCAGGAAACTACTACATGATTCCATTTTTCTTTGGGGAAGATTGGACAAAGGCTCTCCCACTCGTGGCCTTGCAATATCACGACGTTGAAATCCGTGTGAAATGCCGCGACGGTGGATTTACACCACCAACACCACCAAAGGTTTATGCGAACTACGTTTACTTGGACACCGATGAACGCAAATTTTTCACCGATAATGAACATGAACTTTTAATTACACAAACTCAATATCAGCCAGCCAACCCTGGGGATACCGATCTCGATCTCAGTTACTTCAACCACCCAGTGAAATCTCTTCACTTGGTGTCGGGTTTAGCCACGGCTAACAATTGGGATGTTGAATTTACTTTCCAAAAGTCTTCACTTTACATTAACGGTGTCGCCCTTTTCGAAGAAACGTCAAACGTGTACCACCATAACGTGGTTCCAGAAATGCACTGCACAGATCTTCCAGACGACGTCCTTGATGACCTTCCAACCTTCACATGGCCATTCTGTCTCACTATGAGCAAAATGCAACCAACTGGTACTCTTAACTTCTCCCGCATCGATAACGCGAAATTGACCCTCGTCGGCCCAAGTGGTGGTAACGCGCTTCATCGCGTCTATGCAGTTAACTATAACATTCTTCGAATTAAGGATGGTATGGCTGGTGTTGCGTTCGGTAACTAATTTTACTTTTAACATAATTACAAAAAACTTACATACGATTGGTTTAAAAATATCAATGATATGTAGGATAAGATGGATCTCGTTCCAATCAAACTTATTAAAAATCGCGATGTTCGCGATCGCCTTTTGAGGGTAAAAGGTGAGACGGCTGAGATTGACAAAAACGACTATATTGAGAGTAAGATAAACACAAGTCTCGCGGCGAGGCATCTCATGGCTATTGAAGATGCCGCTGAAATCGCGAAACAACTTCTCCAAAGCCGTGGAGTCTTTGAACAGATTGGGAAAGACATAAAAAAGGAATCCAACTATGACTTCA